CTGCTAAAGTGAAATATTATATTTATTGGTATTATTAATGTATTTGTTTATCATATAGCATCTATATACATATCATAATAGTATTACTTATATTATATTAAGTATATGATATGCATGTATTAATAACGATAATATAGAGTAATACATCATATTTATATAATTAGTGTAATTATATCATATTATATAAATATCTTAATAATATAATTGTTATTATATTTTATTACATGTTATTAGTATTTAATTGATTAAAATGTGATAGTTTGGAATTCCATAATATATCCATTTCTATTATCCCGGCTTTTCGTATGTCTGTCATGTGATCTGTATACTTAATTTATTTTTAATATTGGATCAATTTATATGTATTAATATTTTTTGATTTTTAAATTATTTTTTATTTTGTCTGAATTATAATTTAATTGTTTGTTGTCTCAGTATTGATTATGACGGGGAAACTTACGGGATTTTTATTTGAAAGTATTTTTTATGCTTTTTGTTGGTATTGAAAATATTTTCATTTTTTGTTGTAATTACAACGAACAATTTCGATCTTAAACTTTTCCCCGATATCTCCTCCCCCCTTATTTGAAATAGCATAAAACCTATATCTTTTATGCTATTTTTACGTTATTATATTTCCTTCATGAAAAGTCAAAATAACAAAATATTGTATCCTCATACGGTATAAAGCACTATATATAGGGGTCCTTTTACGTTTTGTTTCCTTTTTGTTTTATACCCAATAGGGGTATGTCTTACATTCCCACCCCCACCCCAATTTTCATGTTCGAATCACCTTTTACCTCGAAATCGACCTCGAAACAGTGTTCGAAAATTCCATCAACCACGCTACTTTTCGACCTAAAAATCTCCCGCAAAAATTACCTCGAAATTGCCGATTTTACCATTTTAGGAACCTCAATCTCGCACCACTCAAACTTTTTTCGAGCATCATTCCATTTTGCAACGAACACACAATTTTAAAGCTGTTTCTTCTATAGATGATATACCTCGAAACTGCCGATGAAATCTGTGATTCCGCTGCTCTACTCCAATATCCTTTCCCGGCAATTTTCGAGCTTCATTTTTTTTGCAAGAAAAAAAGACTACGGATTTTCGCCGTAGCCTTAATATATGATTATAATTTATTATTAAAATAATATTTCTCTTATCTTTAATGATTCTCTGTACTGTTGTGCATCAGGAATTTCAATGAAGTCTACTGTCCGATCAAAATTGTTATTAATAATTTCTTCGATCTCTGTTAGGGAAACTCTGAAAAACTCCTTGCGATTATTAACCAGGTTGATCTTTTTATCATCTAAAGCATTATGAATAGCTGCTTCTAAAGCAGGTGCGTCATCTGAAAAAATCATAGCATGTACATCGAATTTGAAAGGAACAGAAGCTCCACTTAATTCATCAATACGATCTTGAGGGTTTAACCTTCGAGTCATCCCAATTTTATAAACATCTTTTCCGAAAGCGCCGATATTCGATACAACATATACATATCCAGCTTTTTGATTTGCTTCTCTATAATCTATATCTTTCATAGCTTTCCCAATATCCAGCAATTTAGAGTTTGTTTCTTCTTTTTTATCATTTAACAATTTAATCCTCTCACTATCTTTTTCGATAATAAGCTGCTCTTCAATATGACGTAAATAAGTTTGGTAATGCTCTCGTTCTTTTTTCAACCTCTTTCTCTCTTCCTCTATCTCCTTTTCTAGTAACGCCCGTTCTCTTTCTTCCCGTTTCTTTTCTTTCAGCAGTTCCCTTTCTTTATATTTTTGTTCAGCATATTCAAAACACAAATTCAATTCTACTAATTTTAAATTCAAATATTCCTCTGACATAACAATACAAAGCGGCTCATTTAATTTATTAATCGAATTAAAACTTTGAATGATTTTTTCTTTTATAGAACTAATATTATGATATTTAACCTTATTAATCAAATAATCACATTCTTGATTAAACGATCTAAGAGTTAATTTCATATTACGATTTATCATTTTTATGCCTTCAGATCTACTATCACCCACCCTCCAATTAAAAGGACAAATAATTGCCGTTTTATTTCTAATCATGCTCTTTTGCTTTTCACGACATTCCATAATCTTATCTTTATATAAAGACGAGGACATAAGATCATAAACCGGCGTGTATAATCCAAATTCTTGATACATTTTTTCTTGTCGCAAATCTATAACTTCATCTAATAAATGCGTTTTTATATTTTCTAAATAAGCAATCTCTTGTTGATATTTTTCACATTTCAAGTTGATATCATCAATTTTCGCATCAATTCCTTTATTGTATTCACTGAGTTCACTCTTGTAGACTTCCTTGTACGTTTCAACTTCTTTCTTTAATTTAATGATAGACAAAACATTAATAAGCTTTATCCTTGCATTTTTTCTTCGCAGATCACCCTCCTCCATCACATCATCTGAAATCATATCCAGAGCAAATTCGATATCTTGTTCTAGTGATTGATTTAAGCTGCGTAAATTTTTATTTTCAATTTTCAACTGGTTAATTTCTTCTTTTATGCTATGCTGTTTCCATTTATTGATTCTGCCAATATTCCACATTCTATACCTCGCTACCAATTATAAATATACTTTTACTCTACTCCTACACGTTCCCAAAGTCAACAATGTGTATCAAAAATTACCACCGGATTTTGCCGCAAAATATGTTGACGCAATTCTCCCGGTGTGCTACACTAATTATAGCAAAACGTCAATTGTATCCTGGCAAGATACAGTTACACTCAGAACAACGCAAGAGAAAGGAATGGTGTTTTTTTGTCTACAAATTTCATAATAATTATTATCCTTGCAGCTACTCTTCTGCTTCATGTAGCTTGTGCATCCGATATCCACATTTTCTTTTCTGTAATAAAAGATCGTAGAGGTGGAAAAGTTACAGAGCCAAGAAGTATTGCAGAACCGAAACAGTACATTTATAGAAGATGTAGTGGTAGGTGTCCACCTCGTCGATCTGTTTTTTGGTATTCTGCAAGAATAGCAAAAAGACGAGCATCGGAGATGCGCTGTCAAGTATACTCTATTGTACATCACAACTTTATATGGTTTGATACTTCGTAAATTTTGCCTACTATTATTGTAGCTATAATTGTTACATTAAAACTCTACAGTTTCATTCTGAAATGTAACTGTCATTATTACATTGAAACAGAGAAAATAAAATTTTAGATGTAACCTTTATTGCTACAATAAAACGTAAAAAATTTATAAAAATTTTATTTTTTACAAAATCGTTGGTTGGCGAAATATTATGATGGTTTTAAATATATGGATGGTTTTAAGTACTGTATACTCTTCTCCGGGGTCGATAAGCTGAGAAATATGCAATAATTGTCATTATGTACTGATCTCATCATCTCAAAATAGCAAAAACATTTTTTCAAGAAAGAATAACGATATAAAAAGGAGTGAATTTATGGCTAATATTATTTCATACAAAGATGCAGGAATTTCTGTGTTCTCAAACACGATTAGAGCCTTACTGACTTATTTTGCTTTATCTTCTGACGGAACGGTGATCTTTTCCAAAAAACTGCTCTTCTATTTATTGAAGATGGAAGAGCCGGAAATGATAAAAACAAGGCATTCTCATCTAATGAAGAAAATTGAAGTTGCTCTGCAAGAACTCATGGATCATAAAGAAATCGATGTAGTTACAAAATTCAAGGATGGATATATTGTGACATCTAATTCGATCTGGGTAGATGGGAACGAGGATTACTTTGCAAAAATGGATTTAGAGGATATGCAAAAAATTTTTGCAAACTGTATACGTCCGTTCCAGTTATTTGATTTTTACGGAAAACTTCTACTTTCTATCGGATTTGATACGAAAGCTTATCATCTATCTCAGGAGCAGATGGCAGAACGATGGAATCTCAATCGGGCAACAGTGCGGAACTACATTAATACACTGGAAGATCTGAATCTGATTTATGTATATCGGTGCCAGTGTCGGTACCCGGACAGTCAGCAGGTCGTAGGACATTTTTATGGAAGATATGAAGATCGGGATGAAATTGAAAAGACTGCTGAGGAGTATATGCGGACAATCAAAGCGGTGCCGATTCGGGAAGACTTCCGTAGAAAACACCAGTCTGTAAAAAAGCGATATAAAGCTTTTGTGGGCGGTGCGAAAAAATACCGTGAAGATCCGGAGCTGATTTTGGAACTTTACAGGGAATGCCAATCATATAATGACTTTTATTATCTCTATAAAAATAAAAAGCCGGAACTGGCAGAGGAATACGGATATTCTCCACTGGACTTATCCCCGTTTGATCCGTATCTGGATTCTTTCGGGATTCAACCTACTACAATAACAATCAAGGAGGATGCAAAACAAGAATTATGCACAACGGAAGACTAACAATTCAAGACTTAAAAGATACTCGATACATTGATTTACCGTCTACCACTGCTACTTTCTCTCCTCATATGACGGATGCTCAGTGGCAACAACGCTTTCTTCTTATGAAGAGTATGGTAGAACCTTCTACTGAGAAGAAATTCTACAAGGGGAAAGGTCGAGAAGGATCTTACGATCCGGATCAACCTCCGGATAGATACGACGGTGCTACCGAATGGCAGTATTACGTAGCTTGGATCAATGATATACTCCGGCAAATTCGGAAAGGGCATACCGAATATACATATTTTTGTTATCAGGTACGGGACCTGCTCCGGTTCGAGCATGATCGGCTGCATACCCGATACTTTCCGAAAGATCGCACTGTAGCGGTGTGGATTGAATAAGTGTTTTCGGCTGGCAAACGAAACACGGCAAAACATCAATATCATTTATTTTTCAAAATTTTTACAACTAAATATAGGAGGACACATGACTTATAGCGATTTCGTACAAGAAGCATGTCCAAAAGAACTGTTTCTCAAATTAATGCACGGCATTCAACGACAGTATTCTTTTTTTGATGCGATGAATACAGTTCTCGCAGAATACGGAAGCGATGGCTACATTCTCCCATCCGATCAGGACTACCTTTTAATTTATTTGATGGAACGCATATTCCACGATGACGAGAATCAATGGATTTCATATTTTTTGTTTGATTTGGATTTTGGAACAAAATACCAGGATGGGTTTGTTGTAATGAGTAATCGTATGGTTCCTCTCCGGACCCCGGAAGATTTGTATGATCTTCTTATGAATAATCTGTGGGAGGAGGATGCGGATGGCTCTCGATAAGCAGGTTGATATGTACTCTGTTGATACAGGGCATTTTTACAGCAATCATGAAAAGTATTTGCATGATATGAACTGTAAGTATCGGCAGGAACGAAACTACGTCAAAAACAAGCGCACAGAATTGGAAAATGATCTTATCAAAGCTGGATTTGCGAAAGAAGAAATCAAGTACTGGAATTTGTATACGATTGAAGATTTTCAGGAGATGCATTCACCGGTAATGGAAATTCCGGAAACTTGGGAACTCATTGAGAAGTATGCTTTCTATAACTCTTTAATTCATCATAAGAGAGAAAAAGCGAAGGAATCAAAACTTAAACTATTAACATTGCTGAAAAATCGTATGAAACAGAACGAGTTGACTGATGGAAAGGATCACCGGCGCCTGTTGCGGGAACAGGATCTATCCGATGCAAATGTGGTTTCTGTGTTTGAATCGTGTTTAACCCGGACAATTGGAGTGAAACAAGATGAATTAACGGATGATTTACTGGTAGTCCAGATCTATTACTTTGATATTTTTAAGGATATCTCATACTACGGGTTCTGGTATCATGGTGAGAAATACCGATACCTTACTTCTTCAGCGGGTCAGATCCGAAAGAAAAAAGCTGTTTTCATTAAAGAAAGTACATGGAAACGAATCGAGAAAACCATCATGTGTGGGTTGACGATAGAGCAGATTAACGCTCACGGCGGGAATAATGTAAACAAGCACTTAGCATACCTTGCTTTGAGCAACTCTGCAACCGACTTGTGGGAGGAATTTGATATCGACCGGTGCATTATCGTTGATGATTTTGAAACGCAGGTATGGGGAACTTTCGATTTCATTGACGAGAAGGATTATTCAATTACCCGGAAAACGGATTATGTGCCTGTGCCACATACGGATGGGGCCGGTATGATTCTCCCGATGGCATTCGGGGTCCCGCAAAAAAATACTATGGTACGTTTAAGTTGGGTGAAAGGTCTTCTCGGAGTGTTCGATTTCGTTGGGTTCATTCAGGAGCATAACTACTCCCCGGTCATCAAGGATATTTATGGGAAAGAACATGATGTTATTGAAGAGGAAATCCAAATCATCTTTACGAAAAGCCAATTTAAAATGGCAAAGCACTTCCATTCGTGGGAGCAATACAAAACATGGTTCAAGCAATATGGATGTACTGCTGGTCGATGCAATATCGAGGAAGACCGGATCAAGAATGCAAAGATCAATTACCAGATGCTTCAGACACTGACGGATATTACTGATGAAGAAATTGAGCAGTTGACATCTGTATCAGCAAATCGCATCCGGAATATCTGCAATTCCGAGGAAACGATAAAAGATATTTTAGGGATCACCCCGTACAATTTACATCCGACACCATTCCAGGAGGCAGTGAAGATTTACCCGGCACTGCTGAATGATTCTTATGTAACGGACGTTCTCAGGGAAATCAAAGATAGTCTCTTAAAAAAGTATCGTAGTGGAAAATTGGAGATTGGAGGGAAATATACCTTTGTATTACCTGATTTCTACGCAGCTTGTGAATATTGGTTTGGACACATTGAGAATCCGGCGGGGTTACTGCAAGATGGTGAAGTCTTCTGTTGGCTGACACGCAAGGCGGAAAAGGTAGATTGTCTGCGTAGCCCGCATCTTTATAAAGAACATGCGGTGAGATTCAATATCGCAAATCAGGCATATGGACAACGATCTGCGGAAATCCGCAGGTGGTTTACTACAAATGGGATTTATACCAGTACGCATGACTTGATAAGCAAGATTTTACAGTTTGATGTGGATGGTGACAAATTACTGGTTGTAACTGATCCAGTTTTTGTATCTATCGCAGAGCGTAACATGAATGGGATTGTTCCTCTTTATTACAATATGATGAAAGCAGAGTCTACTACATTGAATAAAGAGAATATTTATAAAGGGCTTCATGCTGCTTTTGTTGGCGGAAATATTGGAATGTACAGTAATCATATTTCGAAGATCTGGAACCATGAAGTATTTGTTTCTGGAACATTGGAAGAAAAACAAAGGGCGATTGACTGTGTAAAACGGTTATGTTGTCAGGACAACTTTGTTATCGATTACGCCAAAACATTATATAAACCAGAATTTCCAAAAGAAATCGGGAAAGAAATTTCTTATTACACAAACCGCAAACTTCCTGCATTCTTTGAATATGCCAAGGATAAAAAGCCAGAACAGGTTGAACCTCGAAATCAGAGCTTTGTAAATAAACTTTTTACGAAGATTCCAAATACACGTATTAATACCAGAGGTTTGAAACTCGGAACAATTAATTATAAAAAAATGATGGGGAATGTAAATATTGTTTGTTCTAAAGAAGTATCTCAACTATACCGGGAACTAAACCAACAGTATCGCTATATGATAAACATGAAAGAAGAATACGAGGACAATCTGCATTATGTAGCCTGTCAGATCCGGATGCAGTTTACTGATCTTGGATATTCAAATGAAACCATTGCAGATATGCTGGTTTATTACTTGTACAAGACTCCTCACCGATCCAAGCAGATGCTTTGGTTTGCTTATGGAAAGTACATAGTGGAGAATTTAAAGAAGAATTTAGAAATTCCTGCCACAAAGATTGTGGAATGCGTAGATTGCGGAGAGTGGTTTGAGGTCCCGGCGAGATCCAAAAGCCATCGTTGTGCAATATGTCAGTACAAAAAAGATAAGGAAAGCAAACGAAAATATTGGGGAAAATCTCGTTAAATTTTTAACACTAGAATTATCTCAACTATCTCAAAAACGCCCGTGTTTGCGGTCAAAATCCATTTTTGTGAAAAAGTACCAAAATGGAGAAAATGACCGTTGGTGCGGTCGGAATGAGCGATTTTGAAATGTGGCATAAGGGAGAAGACACGAACTCCTAGACATGTCGTCCAAATAACAATCTCAAAAGGAGTTTAAATATGTTATTTTTTACCAATATAGACTTGTCTATTTTTACTAATCGAACAGGTGGTGCTTGAGAATGGTTATAACCAAAGAAGATTTAATAAAACGTGTAGCGCAATCTCAGAAGATCCCAGCATCGACGGTACGGAAGGTTTTGAATGCCGTAGAGGATAATGTGGTCGAATGCTTATCTTCCACCACCTCGGCCGAAGAAAGAGTGATTAAACTATTTTCAGGCTTGCATATTGTTGCAAGGCATGAGGTTCCGCAAATGAAAGGATGTTTACGGGATATAGAAGCAACACCAAAAATACGGCTGCGTGGTGAGATAAAACGCAGCTTAACAGATAAAGTGAATAGATAGCTTTGTGCCAGGGATATTTCTCTGGCACTTTCATATATGAGGCGGGTTATGCTGGAACGGTCCCACACAGGCCCCATAAGCCTGAGAAACGAGTTCGACTCTCGTACCCGCTATTTTCATGAGGTGTAGCCCAGTTTGGTTAAGGCGCACGGTTAGGGACCGTGAGATCGCAGGTTCAAATCCTGTCACCTCAACTTCACCCTGTACAGGGAATATACACAGAAAGGGACGATTTTTATAAAAGAAATCAGTAAATCCGATTTAGAAAAACTGCTGAATGCGGGAGTTATTCGCAACACTTCCCGTGGTTTCGTGAATCGGAAGGGATATCATATTGGATATTATCGGACTCGTGGTTGCGCCGGTAAACGCTATATCCAAGACTATTATGCTGATAAAGCAAAGTCATTATAAGACATATCAGTACAGACAGAAAGGTGGGACTTAACCATCAGCAAAAAGAAACGTGAAGTATCGATTGAAGTGATCGGCGGTAATGCTGAAGGTGTTACTGGCAGTTGCACGAAAATCGAATGCTATGGACAAACACTTTTATTTGAACTCGGTATGATTCAGGATAACCATACCATATTGGAAAATTATCGGGCAAATTCCAGAATGATATCCAAAATTAAATCTAAAGAGATCGATATGGTCATTATAGGACACGTCCATACGGATCATATCGGAAGCCTTCCCACTCTATTTGCCAGAGGGAATGATCATGCCAGAATTATTGTTCCCCGTGGATCTACACGCATTTTAAAAGAAATGCTACTGGATTGTGCATACATTAATCAGCGTGATTGTGAGACGTTGAACCTAAAATCAAAAAGTTCTGACGGTAAATATACCCCTCTTTATACGGAAGATCAGGTATATCAAGTGCTTGCTCATATAGAAGAAATTGAAATTGGTAAAATAGTTCAGCTGAACGATCATGTTAGCATCAGGTATACTCCATCAGGACATATTCTGTGTTCTTGTCAAACAGAACTGTATATCAATGGAGGATCGCATACCAGAAAGATCCTATTTACTTCTGATTTAGGGAATTCAATGATTGAAGACCGCAAAGTATTTGTTGAACCTTTTCATCCAATCACAAGCAGCAATATTGTATTTGGTGAATGTACTTATGGAAATCGGTCAAGATCTATGACCAAAAAGGATATTAGCTTGGATCGTGAAAAGATCAAGACTGTAATCGATCAGTTTTGTATTCAAAATCATCGCAGGGTACTTATTCCTACTTTTTCTTTAGATCGGACTCCATTTATTCTTTGGGAGCTTTATCAAATATGGGGAAATGATCCGAATTTTTCAATCCCTATATTGGTTGATAGTCCTCTGGCGAATCGACTCTTGGATTGCTACGGCGAAATCCTTGAAGGCGAAGCGAAGGTCAAGTTTGATGAAATGATGCAGTGGAAAAATATACAACGCATTATTTCCCCAGAAGAAAGTAAAGCTGCCGTTTCTGATCCAAGAGCTAAAGTAATCCTAAGTTCATCAGGAATGTTGACCGCAGGCCGTAGCATCAAATGGACACAAAGCATTCTTCCTCGTGAAGAAGATACCATCTTATTTGTCGGATATGCCGGCGGGGATACGCTTGCGGGCAAAATCAAGAATAACCAAAATCAAAAAACGATTTCTATTAATGGGAAATCGATCAAGAATAAATGTCAGATCATTGATCTGCATAGCTTCAGTTCACATATGCAACGAAAGGATTTGCTCAACTACTACTCTTCTATTAACTGTGAAAAAATCTATCTAGTCCATTCAGATAAGACTGCCCGATTGGAATTTAAAGAAGATTTGCAGGAAGAAATAAGGACAAAATTAAAAACTACTAAAGTTGTTGCTGTGAATTATGGCACAAAAATTTCGTTGTGAGGTATGTTCGTATGAAGGAACATAAAACAATTCTTTTATTTATCTTCGGTGTACTGTTTGCCAGCGTACTGCCATTAGTAGATGAATTAGTAACAGTCATCGCATCTTGGATGGAATGGTTGAAAATAATTCCGAGCAGACATATTGCAAAAGGGAATAAAGAACTACAAGATATCTACGGTAGCGAAGAAACTGGATCTGTATCTGCGATTGGATTCCAGATGCTGGAATCAGAGGATGAATATCAAGAATATGAAGAATAAATCAAAGAAAGGATAATGAAAATTGAAGAGAACAAAAAGTATTTCATTAAAAAATGCAACTATTGGTTTAGAAGATGGAACTGTAACTGAGTACACGAAGGACGAAACCAGAACCTATAATATTCGTAAGATTTTAGAAGACTGGGATCAAGTAGACGGCGTGTCTATCACGATCAAGCAGGATGATGAAGTTCCTGCGGATGAGTAAGATAGGGGTGTTCTTCTATTAGTTATCAGTATCAAAGATATGAAGGTGAAACTGACGATGAACTGATCTATCGTGTCACCGGTGACAAAGAACTGATCGGATCATGGCAGAAAGTAGCCGATATTTTAAATGAATTATTAGAGAAACACTATTCAGAAAGCGCTTACCGGAAAAAGCGTCAATCGTTTGATGCGATGCTGGATGCATACCATACCAAAGCTCCTGATTTGCAGGCAGAATTGGAAGAAATTAAAAGAGAACGCCGGGAATTAGAAAAAGAAAAAGTTAAAGTCCGAGATGAGCGGAATGAGTATCGAAGACTGATCCGGGAACAGGCCCGCAGGGAAAGTTTTCTCGATTTGGTTGGTCGTGTGATATCAGAAGAAACAGAATCTCTTACTCTGGATAAAGAACTACAGATAATCCGTACAGATTGTGATCTATTAGCCCATCTTACTGATATCCATACCGGAATTAAAATTGACAATGGATTCAATCGTTTCGATGAAGAGGTATTAAGGAGACGCTTGAATCGCTATCTAAATAAAATCATTTCTATTCGCAATACACATCATACAGAGAACTGCTATCTGGTCATCGGAGAAATTCTATCCGGTATTATCCACAATAATATGCGATTAGAAAATAACATGGATTTAATCGAGCAGTTTAAAACTGTTAGCGAATTAATTGCATTGATGATTCAAGGACTGGCACAGCATTTTACTGGGATACACATTTATGTGACACCTGGAAATCATTCTCGTATTTCACCAAAGAAAGAGGATTCTTTGGATGGAGAGAATATGGATCTACTGCTGCCCTTCTATCTTTCTGCAAGACTGCAAAATATTAAGAATGTTTATATCCATGAGAACACAAAGAACCCGGAAATCGCCATGTTCAATATCCGTGGTCATTTGGTTGTCGCTACTCATGGACATAAAGACAATCCGAATACAGTTGCCAGAGACATTTCAATGATGTATGGCAAACAACCATCCATTATTCTGCTTGGGCATCGTCATACAAATGGATATCAGACGGATTCCAATGTGAAAGTAATTCAATCTGGATGCATCTCCGGAAGTGATTCTTATGCTACATCTATCCGCAAGGTCAATGATCCAGAGCAGACGGTTTCCGTTATTAACGATGATGGTTTGGATTGTATTTACGATATTACATTAAAATAAAATCAAAAACAAGGAGAAAATTGATGAATAAAGGTGAATTTGTAAAGAAAGTTGCTACAAAATTAGATGGAGAATATACACAGGCAGAGGCAGCCAAAATGGTTGATGCTTGTCTGGAAACAATTAAGGACGCTATGATTGCAGGAGACAAAATTCAGTTTGTTGGATTTGGTTCTTTTGAGGTAGCTGAAAGGGCTGGACGTGTTGGGCGTAATCCTCAGACGGGAGAGCCGATGCATATTACAGCCGCTAAAGTTCCGAAATTTAAACCTGGTAAAGCTTTTAAAGAAGCTGTAAATAAGTAAGGTGGTGTATTTTTTGAACACAATGAATTTTCATACTTACAAAGAATGCATTGAACATATCTTAAATCAAGCAGAAGAAACTTCTGTAACGTTACTTGTTGATCCAGTAAATCTAAACTCATTTCTTGGCGTTTTATTTGGTGAACACAATTTAGATGTAGATATGGTGCAAATTGATCGGGATAAAGATTGTATCTACCAAATCGATATTGATACAAAGATGATTCTTTCTGTATTTGAACTCACCAAGAAAGAGTCAATTATTTATTTTCATGATTATGTGTACATTGATGACGAAATTAGATCTGATTGGTTTGATGTCATCAATAAAGGGATTACTCTTTTTTCTCAGTCTAATATTGTAGAGATTGATTCTGCCGATCCCAATAACCAAAGTTCTTATGTTCTTATGCTGACTGGTGGTGTATATTTTGGAACGACATGTAGGAGTGAGGACGAAATCATGAAATTCTTATAACTCATAGCAATTCTTTTCTTCTTGGAGAAGGCAGTAGCGAGGTTCTCCCGGTATTGTCTTCTCTTTCTCTTTTCTTAGATAGGGAGTGATTATATGAAAATTAATTTAAAGAACGTAAAACCGCACACCTGGGTATCAATCGTTATGGTACTACTTGTAATCGTTAATTCGGTTCTTACAGCAATGGGAAAGCCCGTAATTGAATTTCAGGAAGATCAGATTACTGCCATAGTAACAGTGATTATGGATCTGGTATTCATCGGATTTGCGGTATATAAAAATCAGTCTATCACAGAATTTGCGCAGATTGCAGATGAAATCTTGTATATGCTGCGTGACGGCAGAATTTCAAAAGATGAAGTGATGACTTTTATCGCAAATCATAAGAATCCGGAGCGTCCTACAGATGAGCCAGTAGAAAACTCCGAAACGATTGAAGATAATAATATGAATGAATAATAATTTTTTAAAGGATCTGCAAGTGTCACAGCTTGCGGATTCATTTGAATATATCGGAAAGGAGGTCCTATGGCACAAAGAAGTAAACGGATTTGTCTTGCTGATAAAGAAAAGGAAAAAGAAATCAATCCTGAGACATTGAGATTATTCAATAAATATCAGATTGATATGTCTATCCGGGATCTATCTCCGAAAACGATTATGAATTATAACTCCGATCTGATGCAATGGTTTATTTATATGCATGACTATCAATTTAATTTATCTGTATTAGAGGCTACCGATGAAGACATTGAAGAATATTATTATTGGCGTAAGAAACAGGGCAATAATGTAAACCGCCAGAAGCGTGTCATGTCTTCTATCTCCGCTTTTTATAAGTTTTTGCGTAAAAAGAAGTTGATCAAAGAATCTCCTGTGGAGTTTATTGAACGTCCGAAAGAGGGGCAGTCTGTAGTTACTCAGACATTCTTAACTAAAGAGCAGGTGCAGTACATGAGAGAAAAATTGCAAGAATGCGGTGATATTCAGTTATATACATACACTATGCTCTCTCTAACTACGATGGCCCGTGTGAATGCGATTGCTCATTTGAAATGGGATCAAATCAACTTTGAAGATCGGACTTGTGAACACGTACTGGAAAAGGAAGGAAAAGATGTAGAGTTGTCCTTTTCAGAAGAAGTAAAAGATTTACTCCTACAACTTCAAGAGTATCGAAAACAGAATGATATTGAGGATTATGGATGGGTGTTTATAACTCCATATGTAACAAAAGACAAATGTATCAGTAATGGTACATTAGGTGATTGGTGTAAAACAATTGGCAACATGATAGGTGTTCCTACATTACATCCTCACGACTTCCGACATTCTTATGCTACTCTCTTGAAAAATGCCGGAATGAGCTTGGAAGATGTTTCTACATTATTGAACCATTCCGGAACAGATGTGACGAAGAAGTTCTATTTAAAAGTTGATACTTCTAAGATCAGAAAATTGAAAGATAGTATTGTGATTTAGTGAGGTGAGAACATGTATTGTATTTTACTTAAAAGAGAAGATCGTGGCGAATTTGACTCTTTATTCCAATTCATGACTACCGTAACCGACAAAGAGCAAAAATTGGTTAGTTTTGAATCTGATGAAGAGTTGGATGAATTTGTTGAGAAAATGATCAATGAAGACGGATATGCCAAATCCGATTTCGTCATTGTATCTGTAAAAGACTTTCATCTCACTTCTGATATTTTTGATCAAGATAAAGGAAAGGAATGATGATCGATGGCTTATAAAGTAATTAAGGCTCATGGGTCTACTCATGGGAAAACCCGTAGAGAATTTATTTGTGATACTGCTGCCGATATTACAAATCTTCCCACAAGTAACAAGATGGGAAAAGCACAGGCTGGTGATACTGTTTCCGATGAAATGTGTGCTGTTGGTAGTACTGCTTCTGTTACAGAAACTGGTGATCTGTACGAATTAAATGCAAGTGATACATGGGTTAAAAAACCAGTCGAAGGATCTGGTGAAGAATCTGATATTGCGATTGACAATACACTTACTCAGGAAGGACAGGCTGCAGATGCCAAGGCTGTAGGTGACGCTCTTGCAGATAAAGCGGATGCTTCTGCTCTTACTTCTTATGTACAGACTTCTACTGCTGAATCTACATATGCTAAGAAAACTGAGCTTGAAGGCAAAGCAAATACTTCTGATTTAGCTAATTATGTACAGACCAGTACAGCAGAGGAAACATATGCAAAGAAAACTGATTTATCTTCTAAAGCCGACGCTTCTGCTTTAGGTAATTATGTCCAGACAAGCACGGCGGAAGAAACGTATGCGAAAAAGTCAGAAATTCCATCTAAAGGTACTGCTGTTGCAGATGCCGGAGATTCAGATGTGAAAGACAAATTAAACGCATTACTTGCAAGTTTAAGAACTGCGGGAGTAATTGCTACAGAATAAATTGTGTTTCTTCTTATTATATGAGGGCAGTGAACTACTGCCCTATTGGCTCTGTAGTCTAAAGGTAATGACATGTCCCTTTCAAGGACATAATGATCGGTTCAAGTCCGACCGGAGTCGTTTAATTTTATAATATATTGGTGTAGTTGTGAGGTCTGCCGACTCCGATTGACTACCGGGATTCTCCTCTTGCCAGTACTCAAACGCGTAGAGTAAAGCGGTCTAGTAAAAATCTGGCATACTACATTAATGTTTTTGGATCTGTAGCTCAACTGGTAGAGCACTCGCCCGTTAAACGAGGTGTTATAGGATCATGCCCTATCAGATCCATGGATAGCGGTACAGTTTTGCGGAACTGTAGCACATGAAAACCTGTGCAGTCTTTGGAGGAAATGCCAAGGCCCAGTTTGACAAGCAATGGAAAAGTCTGACTGTTCTGGGTACCAAAAAACATGAATACTTTATTTTTCGCTGGATATATACCTATCTAAGTACTATAAAAGAAAGGGGAGATTATGATAATGGCTAAAGTAGATTTATTGTCAAAAGACGAGTTAGAAAAAATAGTTCAATCTTCTCGGACATTACAAGAAGTATTAAGAAAAATTGGATATAGTTCAGCGAGTGGAGCAAATAGACATACTGTTCAAACTAGACTTGATAAATATAATATTTCTACAGATCATTTTACAAAAGGTGTTAGTACAGGGATTAAACGAACAGAAGAAAACGTGTTTTGTGAAGATTCTACTGCAACACAAAAAACTTTGCGAGAATGGTACATCAAGGGTTCTTACACTGAATATAAATGTTCAATTTGTGGACAAGAGCCATTTTGGAATGGAAAACCATTAAGTCTAATTTTAGATCATATCGATGGAAATAATACTAATAATGTACTATCTAACCTTCGTTGGGTATGCCCTAATTGTGATCGACAATTAGATACATTTGGTAGTAAAAACAAAAGAATTTTTGGGAGTGTAGACAATTAAGGAGATTGGCGGGACTGTAAATTCCGTGGCTTTAGCACTGAGTGGGTTCGATTCCCTCCACTCCTATTATCGATGTTATCTTCGGGATCGGGTGGTTCGACTCCATCTCTGTCGATTTATTTACATTAATATGTGTAATACATAGACTTTGCCAGTGATATAACTGGTTATATTTTAGGCATGTGTCCGGTTGGTCGAGGAAGCGGTCTTGAAAACCGTTGGCTGTAAAAGGTTCGGGGGTTCGATTCCCTCACATGTCGTAATGGTATTGTGGAGTAATGGTATCTCAGCAGATTGCTAATCTGCCCTACGGCAACGTAGTCCGTGTTCGAATCACGGCAGTACCGTTTTATAATAAAAGTTGATTATCCCCATGGATGAGACATCTGGGGTAAGGCAAAGGGGGACAACATGGATGCGTTATTAAAATTATTAGAAGGCGAAACAATCTTTGGCGTGTCGTGGTCAATGATCATTCTTGCGATCGCTGCTTTCTTCTATCTTAGGAAGAAATATAATAAATGGATTGACAGTGAACTCAAGAAAAGGCAGGCTGAAGAACTGCGAGACAAAAATATTCAAAAATCATTAAATGAAGTGAAGAAGCTTCAGGAAACCCATGCTCAAGATCGTACGAAATATGAGGCACAGCTGGAGCAGGAACGCCAAGATCGTGAAGCAACTCGTATTCATGATCGCAATCAGAGTTTTGAAATACAGCGCCAGCTCACAGAAGCTATTCAACGTATTGAAGAAAAACAGGACACTTTTGCTGAGACTCAACAACGGAATATGGCTTCTATTAATGAATTATTTGAACGTAGCCGGAAATATGAACTTGCAAGTTCTCGTGAAAAATTGCTTCACTCTTATCGTTACTATACAAATCCAGATGTAAATCCACGATTGGAATGGACGGAATTAGAATCTGAAGCATTCTGGGAACTGTTTAATAGTTATACAGAAAACGGTGGAAATAGCTTCATGCACAAGAATGTAGAGCCAGAAATGCGGAAATTAATCATTGTCGATATGGAAGATCTTGATTCTGTAACCAAATTAATGGAAAGCAGAAAAAGGACGTCATAGAGTTTCAAATCAAAGGCGGGTGATATCATGGCAAGAAGAACAGATAAACCGAAAAAACGGTGTCAGAGATGTGGAAAAGAAAAACGGTTTGAGGATTTTTATATTAGTCGAAGCCCACTTTTCCAGCAAGATGGAAGGGTCCCGATCTGCAAAGATTGTGTCTTTGGGCTTATTTTAGATGATGAGAACCGCATTGATCCTCTGAAACTAAATGATGTGTTGCGTAAAATCGATAAACCGTATTATAAAAATTTGTTGGAAAGTGCATATCTACAGTTTGAGACAGAAAATCCATTTGTTGACAAAGAAGATATTCCGAATCACGGAGATAAGATTTTATCCTTTTATTTCAAAAATATTGCAATGAGGCAGAACGTAAATAAGGGATATGGAGATTCTGAAAAGGAAAATTTTATAAATCAGAATACAAATTTGAGCAATACTGATCTCGATGCTATCTCCAGAAAATATCCAGATATTCTACACAAGCATGAAAAAGCTCAAAATATTGTCAAGAAAAAAGAAGAACCCCTCTCCTCTTCTACCGATGATTTCCAAGTAACAGATGAAATGGTACGTCTTTTTGGTGAAGGATACACGATTACTGAGTACCGGAATATGTACTATAAGTACAAAAACATTACTGAAAACTATTCTGTACAGACTACGCTCCATCAAGAAGCGTTGGCAACTTACGTGCGTTTTAAGGTAAAAGAAGAAATGGCGACTGCGGAAGGAAATGTTCTTGATGCACAGAAATGGTATACTGCTGCCGCCAAAGCAGCTGAAGATGCTAAACTGACTCCAAAGCAAATGTCGAAATCAGATCTTCAAGGTGGAATTACGAGTTTTAGTGACATTTTCCAAGCGGTTGAAAGTGCCAATGAGCGAATCCCCATTTTTCCGGAATTTAAATATCGCCCGAATGATGCGGTCGATTTTATTATCTGGTGCTATATCAATTATGAAAGAAATTTAAATGGAATGCCAGAAGTTCCGTATTCTGATATCTATCATTTTTATGATCAGAAAAAGCAAGAATATATTGACACTTATGGTGATCCATATGGAATTTTTACCGATGATCCTACTTCGGAGAATCGGCCTAATGTTGAGAAGTTTATTACTATTCCTCCCGAATTTCAAGAGGAGTAACAACCATGAACTTAGGTTCTGGCATTAATATAAAAAATTGGACATATTTCTGTAGTTTTGCTCGATGGTATCCTGATCTGTTTCTGGATTTAATCAAACCAGAAAAGGGAGGACTTAATTTACATACAGATCAGCGGGTCTATCTTCGTGCAATGCTACGGTTCGTATCATTTTATGGTGTTTTCCCAAGAGGTTAAATAGTAGCCTCCTAGAATTGGAAACTTTTCTAGTAAAACCGGGCAATATCGATGAACTGCTTGTTTGATACGGCAAGAGAATATCGAGATAAGTAGGCGGATTTCGCAAGGTCGTCTATCATCGTAACGCGTAGGTGTTGAATAAATATAATATACCCACGAGTGTCCGGCACGATGGTTTATAGAATCATCCAGATTATGCCTAACGTAAAACGAGGGTGAAAATGTACGCTGAACTTACAAGTGATTGTAAGAACTAAAAGATAAAAAGCTTTTAGGATAACATAATTGTACGGGAAAACATTTGATGAAGTTTTAGCTTCCATTTTAGTTTGTATCTTCTATCCAGAGATCACAATTTCTCTTACAGCGCAGACAAAAGAAAACGCTGCAGATCTGTTAAAAGATAAATATGAAGAAATTATGCGGTTCTATCCTATGTTGCAGAATGAAATTGCAAAAGCAAGTTTTGCCAAAGGTGATGCAACGATTAAGTTTGTAAACGGGGCTACATTAGATAATTTAGCGAATGCTCAATCTTCTAAAGGTCAGCGTCGAAAAAGGATGAATATCGAAGAGTCTGCCTTGATTGATGATGCAACTTTTCAGGATGCTTTAAAACCTATCGTGGAAGTTCCTCGTGTCTGTGTTGGAAAATATTCTATTACTGACCCAGAAGAACTAAATCAGCAAATCAATTTCTTTACGACAGCCGGATTTAAAGGTTCTGACGAATATGAACGTTCGGTTCGGATGTGTAAAGACATGATAAATTTGAAAGGCACCTTAGTTTTAGGTTCTAGCTGGTGGCTTCCTTGCTATTACGGACGAGGATCTACAAAGAGCCAGATCTTCCAAAAGAAACAGGAAATGTCATCTGTTGCATTTGCTCAGAACTATGAATCTAAATGGGTTGGAAGTTCTGACGGTGCTTTGGTAGATGTAAATAAGCTGCTGAATTGCAGAACCCTTACCTCTCCTGCTGTCAATTATAATAAGTATGAAGAGGAAAACTATATCGGAGTCGATGTGGCTCGTTCTCAAAAAACCAATAATAATCAATCTTCTATTGTCGTGGGCCGTGTTATTCGGAACCGTGAATCTAACAGAATCAAATCGATTGAAATTCCAAATATTATCTCTGTCGCAAATACTTTGAACTTTACAGCACAGGCATGTTTAGTTAAGAAAACGAAAATTGACTTTAATGCCAAAATGGTGATCGTCGATGGTAATGGTCTTGGAGCCGGATTAATCGACGAATTACTGAAAGATGCTTATGACCCAGTTACTGGTGATTATCTTGGATGCTGGAATACAGTTAATACAAGCAATGAACCGGAAATCAAGGAAGCAGAATCTTGTTTGTTTGATATGAAGGCACAAGGGAATCAGAGTAAAGTCATTACAGACTTTATTGATATTGTAGATTCCGGTCGTCTTCGACTTTTAGCAAAGAAATCTGATTCTGATTTTACTGCAAAAGACCGATCTGATCCGACATTGCATATCCTTCCGTATGTGCAGACAGACCTATTGTTTGAAGAAATTGCGAATTTAAAGATTAGATATATGAATAATAATTCTCTTTCTATCGAAAGAGTTGTAAAGAAAATGGATAAGGATAGATTCTCTGCTTTATCCTATTTAATCTACTATATTGTAGAATTTTGTTCCTATACCAAGAAACAGGTTGAAGTTCCAAAGCATACGTTATCGTTAGCACGCAGACCTTCAATTGCATCGATTTATAGGTAGAAAGGCAGTGAATATGGAGCAGAAAAACTCTACTGAACAAAAGTTAGAAGAATTATATCAGTCTGACAAAAAAGCTTTTGAAGATTTTGTTCATTCAAAAACTTCGACTATGGATTTTGCTTCCCTGCGCCGTCTGGTAATTTCAGAATTATCACTGAAAAACACAATTACCCCGACACGTATTTGTGGGTTTTCCAGAAAACAAATCCTGCTGATGTGTCAATACCCAGAGCGATACGGAAAAAATATTTTACGTCTGATGAACTATATGTATCAAAAGTCTGGCTATATCAAGCGTCTTATTGATTATTTTAGCAATATGGCAAAAGCTCAATTTTATATTGATACAGAAGTCACGTCTGTGAAATATATGGAAAAAATGAATGACCCAAGATTTCAAACCGAAATCAAAAAGAACTATTTTAAATTTTCTGCACAAGCATCCAAATTTAATATGTCAAATCAGATCAATGACATTATTCATCGCATGATGTTGAACGATATTGTATTCGCATATGTCGATGAAACCGAAACGGATGTATCTTACTATTATCTTGATCCTCGTTACTGTCAATTAAAAGGATTGGTAAATGGGAATATCTTTAGTTTCTATATTAATCGCTCTTTACTTTCCTCTTCTGTCGTAGAAGAATTTCCTCCATCATTACAGGAATTGTTGGAAGGAGCAAAAGAACAGCCCAGTAATTTAATCGATGTTCCGCTTGAACATTCATTTTGTGTGAAGTATAACAGCGATTTTCTGTATGCATTTCCTCCATTTTTTTCGATGATTGCAGATGTCATGCTGATTGATGAATATAAAGACCTCGCAAAAACCAAAGCAATTAATGACGCTTATAAATTGCTGGTATTGAAGGTTCCTACAAAAGATGGACAGATGACTATGGATGATAAAGTCCTTTCTCCTTTCATCCAGACTGCGGTACAGGTCATTCAGGACAATATCGGCGTTCTTCCTTATCCGGGGGATGTGGATTCCGTGGAGTTCTCCTCTACGAATTCGGACGACCGGGATAAGGTGTCAGATGCAACAACCTGGGCTTTTGCGGAAGCTGGTGTGTCTGAAGCTTTACTTTCTGGATCTTCTTCTGGTAGCGAATTAAAATTGAGTATCACGAATGATAGTGGGGATGTATTTCGAATCTATAGAAAAGTTGAAGACTGGATTTCATTGCAGATGAAAATTCGTGGCTTCCTTGATAAAAACTATCGGTTCATATATCGCCTGTTAGATATTACAACATTTAATTCGCAAGAAGTGATCGACTCTGAGTTAAAACTTGCTCAAGCAAGTATGCCAAATAAACAAAAGCTTGCTGCTGCGATGGGAATGTCCCCGGCATCTTTCATGGGAAATATTTCGATAGAGCAAGTGATGTTTCGTGATGTGTTTGACTTAATGACTCCTTTGAAATCATCCTATACCGAGTCTTCTTCTGACCAAGGAACGGCTGGCAGGAACCAGATTGATGACGAAGATTTAAGCACCAGCGGAGAACGTGCAAGAGAAAATGATACGAATGATCCTGCTAATCGAGTATAAGGAGGTGTCATCGTGAGATTAATCAATGTATTAAATAAAGAAAAAGCTGATGAATTGAAGGCGCATGGTTTTGATTACCGTGAAATTCAGATTGATAGTCAGACAGTTTATCAGTTTATTGAAAGTAAAGAATTGATCGATGAGCTGTCTTCAAAATTTGAAGAATGCTCATTTTTCATTTCTTCATATATGAACTTTTGAGAGGAGGTGCGAATTGAAACCTAAGTACTTACGGTATGATACAGAGTTTCGGTTTCAGTTATCTGGATCAGAAGTTTCCTATAATAAGCAGTTTGCTTTAACTGATATTCTGCTCTGCTATCACGGAAAGAATCGAAATTATTCAAAAATCTCTAAAGAAGTAATTAATAATGCTCTTCCAAGTTTATATGGGATTCCGATTGTAGGGGAATTCATTTATAAGGAAGGCGAAGAGGATTTCGGAACTCACGGCGGGAAAATTATAATCGACAGCGAAGGTATTAAGTTTGAACAGACTACAAAACCATATGGGTTTATTACAAAAGAAGCGGTCGAAAATGCACAGTGGGTCACAATTACAGAAAAAGATGGTCATACCAAGCATGAATACCTGCAGCTAAAAGGATGCATTATTTGGAAAGAAAGGTATCAGGAAGTTGAAACAATTCTTGACGAGAAGCATCCGCAGAGTATGGAGATTGCTATTGATAATGCACATTATACAGATGATCACTATTTAGAAATTGATGAATTCACATTTTCTGCTGCCTGTATCCTTGGTACTGACGTAGAACCATGTTTCGAGGAAGCATGTATCGGAAGACATTATGAAATGGATTCTTTCAAGCAGGAATTCCAACATATGCTTGATGAATACAAAAAATATACGAATTCAAAGGAAGGAGTACCACAAATGGAATTAAAGAAATTTGTTGAAGCTCTTTCACAGTATAAGATTGGTGACACAGATCGTCCGAAATATGGACTTCTGAATGTGACTGACAAGAAAGTAAATGTAATCGATCTGGAAGATTATAAAGCTTATGCGTTCGATTATGCAATTACTTCTGAAGCGGAAACAGAAGAACTGGTTATCAATTTTGATGCAAAAAGTGAAATGAGCTTGGCTGCTTGTGAAAAAATTGAAGCCGATGGATTCAGTGAGTTTGATATGGCTGGAGCGATCCACGAAGCTACAGAGAATGCATTAGCTGATTATGAAGCAAGAATCAAAAAAGAATATGATGAAGCCAATGAAGAACTGGTTGCTCAGTACCGTGCTTTAAATGAACAGTATGAATTAGCTATGAAAGAACTGGAAACATTCAGAGCTGCTGCTGCTGAACAGAAAGAGCAGGAACATAAAGATGCAATCGATGAAGTTGTTGCTGAGTTCTCTAAGAAACTTGGAAAAGTTGCAGATTTCCTGATTTACAAAGCACGTCTTGATTATTCGAAATCTGTTGAAGAAATCAGAAAAGATTTAACTCTGATGGCTGGCAAATCTATGATGAATAATTCTTCAAAGGGGACTTTCTCTTATACCCCGGTTTCCACAACTTTTTCTAATCACAAAAATACAGATAAGACTACAAGCAGATATGGACACCTGCTTGATAAGTATGCCAAATAAGGAGGTTTATCAATATGCGTAACGGATATATGGTAGTTGAAACTGCGTTTGTTCCTCGCAGTGTATGCTTTTCTCTTCAGAGCGCATCTAATATTGAGAATGGTGCAATCGTAGGAAAAGGTGATCTTGTTGAAGGTGAAACAAGCGTTTACGAAGCTGAAACTGATTATACGGACGGAATGTATTTAGTTGCAAATCCGGCATGGAACTATGAAACATACCGAGCAACTGATCAGAACGAAGAAAATTATATCAATAAGGCTGGTGTTGCTTTTAGAGCATACCGTCTGGAAAAAGATATGAAATTCAAAGTTTACAACCTTGATCTTGAGACACCATTCGTAGAAGGTGATCATGTGAAATTCGAGAGCGGTAAATATGTAAAAGACGCAGGATCTACTTCTGCTCTGGTTGTTCGTAGAGTAGAGGAAGTTGGATTCCCGTTCTGCATCGGATCTGCTGGAACTAAGAGTGGTAACTTCGGTTACGCAGTAGGCGAAGTTATGAAGAAATATACAATCGAAGTTGTAAAATAAGGAGGTCTAAGATGGGATACTTAAATGAATTAACTACTTTAATTAATGATAGTCTGTCTAATCGAGTAGCCCTTTTTGCAGACGAGAATCAGACTAAGTATACGGATCAGGCTGTAAGAGAGGCATTCTTTGAAATTATTGGACAGGATAAATTAACATATCAGGCATGGAGAAACCATAAGAACGAAATTTTCACAGTAGTAGAGAATGTATTGACTACGAATCTGCCGAATGCATGGGAAACATCTCCTTTCTATCAGCAGTTTGTAGAATATCGTAATGGTGCTCTCGGACAAAAGAACGAATATGTGATCGATCAGGATGGAATTCTTGTCGCATCCAGATTTTCTGGAAACCACTGGGATACAGAGAGACAGAAATTACAGGGAAAACGCTCCTTCTCTGTACCGACGGAATGGATTTATATTCATGTCTATAATGATTTAGAGAAATTTTTAACTGGTGCAACTGATCTTGCAACTATGGTGAGAAATATGCAGAATGCATTCCAGAGAGAGATCGATGCCAGAATTTACGCAGCTTTTAACGGAATCGGAACATATCTTCCAGAAGCATTTAAAGAAACAGGTGCTTATGTAAGAGAAACCATGCTGGAACTGATCCAGAGAGTACAGACAGCTTCACAGAAAAATGTTGTACTGGCTGGTACAAAAACAGCTCTGGCAAACATCGCCGAAGGAATTGATGCTAGTTGGATTTCTCAGAGTCAGAAAGAAGAAATGGCTACTACTGGCGCACTCTTAAATCTGACAGGTCTTGGAGTAACTGCGATTGAAATTCCTCAGACTTTCATTCGTGGTACTTACGATTTCAAGCAGGATCCTAATTCAATCTATATTCTTCCAGATATGGAAAGACCGATCAAGCTTTTCTTCGAGGGAGATACAAGAGCAAGAGAGATGGGTGAACAGCAGACTCACGATCAGACAATCGACTCTCAGGTTCAGACAAAATTGGGACATGCTGTGATTCTTTCCAACCTGTTTGGAAAATATACAATCGAATAATGATATAATTTCAGTAGCGCCGATTGGCGTTCTTTTTTGCCCTTTGGCGTTACTGAAAAATGAATAGAATGGAGGAATCATGAAAAATCAAGATAAGTTCTTTTGTTATTCCTTCAAACTTGCTTATTTTATTAAAAGTCAAGGTCTTGATTATTTAAATAAAGGTCGAAATCGAAATAATAATTTAACATATTATGTATTTCAAAAATCCGATCGTCTTGACGAAATTATCCAACAGTGGAATAAGCTGAAATCAAAGGAGGACTAATTATGAATTTTGAGGCTATGAGTTTAAGTGAATTAAAGGAATATGCCAAAGAAATCGGTGTCACTGTAGGCAACTGCGGGAAAGATAAACTGATTGAAAAAATCAAAGAAAAAGAAATTTCTAACAGTGTAATGAATGATGATGACTACACTGTAGACAAGATAGAGGACACAGGATCACCTGTTCCTACTGCCACTTCTCTTATAGAGTCTATTTCTCATGCGATTGATGAATTAGATGACTCTGTTAAAGAAGATGTGCAAATCGGCGATGTTGGTCTGTCATTAGATGATATCATTCCAGTAAAATCAATTACATTTGGTGGATTGACTTATCGGGCGAGAAGCACAAATGCAATCTTTCGTTGGAATCAGATCGGTGCTATTGAGTACATGACTGTTGCAGAACTAAATGAGATGAACAATTATAAAAGTGGTTATTTGAATAAACCACTTGTTATTCTGTTAGATGAACGTGCGATCAAAAAGTTCCGTCTACAACATGTTTATGAGAATGTTGCAAAAATCAATAATTTGAAAGAACTTTTCACAAAAAGCCCAGATGAAATCAAGAGTACAATTAAATTTGCATTAGATGTCAGCATGAGAGATATTCTTATTTCTAAAGCTCGTCAGATGATGAGGGCTGGTACTTTGACTAATATCAACGTGATTCGTTTACTTGAGAAAGAACTTAGCTTCGACCTTACTGAATCTATTTAGAAGGTGGTGATAATCTTGGATAAGAATACTACATATCGAGATCTTTGCGATAGTATTTTCCCAAAGATCAAAGATTATGGATTCGCTGGAATGAATGAAGATGAAGCATATAGCATTATTCAAGATTATTTAAAACCAGCGATTCTAATGTTTACTGGATGCAATCAAGATTTAGATGATCGAGATGATTTATTAAAGACGTTCAATTTTAAACTTACCGATCGAAATTGTGAAATTCTATCAAATTATATGGCGATCTGTTATCTTGATTCTAACTTCATCAGAACGGGTGAAATGTTGCAGGCTCATATTTCTTCAACGGATTTCCACAAATATGATAACAAGGATGTACTTGGAAAAGTCAAAGAAGTACGTGAAATGTATAAAAAAGAAAACGATCAACTTATGATTAATTTATCTTACCCACAGTCACCGATATTTGATTCTATTTTGAAACGAGGACAATAACATGAGTGGGTTTGATAGAATGAAAACACGTCTCTCCGCTCATGGGAAAAACATGAGAGATATGAAAATTCGTGATGCTATTCATATTGCTGATCTGGAATTTCAAAACGATCCATCGTATTGTGATTGCATGTTTCGTTGGGTTCCTGGAGAGAATCCACACTCGGATGGTCTTTTCCCAATTAGATTATATGATCGTAAATACAGTGCTGCTAACGGAAATCGTGTTTCTTTTCATGTACGGATTGATTCAGACATTCATATTGGAGATTATCTGTATCAAGAAAATACAAAACAGTATTGGATTTGTACAGAGCTATACAATGAAAATGAAATTCATTTGCGAGGCTTATTGACGGAATGTAATTGGTTCCTAAAATGGCAACGACCTGATGGGACCATTGTAGAATATCCGTGTCAAGATATAAATAGTACTCAATATAACTCCGGTGAATATAGCGATAAAGTTATGACTCTCGGATCATCTCAGCATATGCTTACTTTGCAGGCAAATTCTGACACCATTTCTTTATGTACACCTCAAAGGTTCTTTGTCAGCTTAGACTATTCTATTCCATATATCATCACGCAAAATGACTCTACTACTCTTCATTTTGGGGATAATGGTCTGGTTCGTATTACGGTAACGCAAGACGAACTTCACGATGACGATAATCAGGAATTAGGAATTTGTGATTATTTCACTCCTTCTGCTACGGGACCTGATCCTGATCTATCAGCGGATTATGAAATTTGGATTGATGGTCGTACCGATTTACTTTTACATAAAGCACGTACTTATACCGCACAAATACAGACAGTAACTGGAAATCCGGAAAATCTGACTGTGACATGGAAAGTTTCCGATTTCGCAGATCAAATTCTTGTCACGCCGGATGGCAATACTGCCCAATTACAGGTTAATGATGAATCACTGCGGGATCAGAGCTTTTATCTGCAAGCCTGCGTCGATAATCAGCCTGTTGCTCAACTTCAAATTTTGATAAAAGGAATATTTTAATAAGGAGGGGATGACATGTCTGAATCAATTATTCATGATCCCCTTTGGGAATTCGGGGCCTTTAAAGCTACCTTACAATTGCTTTTTATGAACGATGACCTTGTAACACGTCTTGTTATGCCAGAGTTAGATGACTCTAATTTTTCTTATGAGCAAAATTGGAAAGGGGGTTCTTATACTGTTGATAAGTATGGGAAACCACGTCAAACTACTTTGGTAGGACATTGTTTTACCCACCCATACATTGAAGAAACGGTAAAAGATACTCGTACTTTTATTTGTATGGAGACTATCGCATCTTTAATTCCCAATTCCAGAATTAAAAATATTTCTTTGCAAATCTATGTCTACTCTCACCATGATATTTTGGATCTTTCCGATGAAGAATCTGTCTATTTTACAAAAAAGGGATTGGCTGGAAATCGATGCGACATGGCAATGATGGCAATCAATCGCCTTATATGCAGTCAAGCAGTTGGCAGGGATTTTGGAATTGGATCGGTCAATTTTGCGGATCGATATCCTATTTCTACAAACGTGCCAAATAATAAGTATTATGGCCGGGTTCTTTCTTATGTTATTTCCGATTTCCATATCACACCAAAGATAAAGGAGGTGCTGGGACTGATATGACGCTTGATTATAGTGACTTATTATCTCCTCGTCCTCTACATTTTGAAGGAATTGGCTCTATAAAAAGTCCAACTATTAATGAAGTCTGGGATATTACCTACTATACATATGCCATTTATGTGAATCATGTAAGTATGTCTCCTGAAAATTATTATAAGACTTATAAAAAAGGGATCAAAGTTTCTCCAAGAAAAATATTGAACACGACGAAGTTTGACCTTGTTTTAATGGATGAATCTTTTCGGAATGTCATTACAGATGCGCTCAACTTTTTCTTTGTTGAAGATTTTTCTTGGTATCCGGAGTATGAGGCTTTCTTAACTAAGAAGAATGATTCGGATGGAAACCTTGCAGGACTTGGTGTAATTAATCGAAATAATTATAGTAAGATTCTTCAGATTATTTTGCAACGTGTACATATCACTCCGGATGAAAACGAAGTAGATGATTTATCAAAAGCCAGAAACCGGCGTGGTAAACAGATTTATGCAAGAATTCATGAGAGAAGACAAAAATTCAATAAAATTAAAAACGCACAAAATAAAGATTTGACTTTCGGTAATATTCTTTCATCCGTTGTGTCCCGTGACAAAACTTTGACGTGGACTAATGTTGGAGATATTACCGTTTTTCAACTTTTTGATTCATATCAGCGCTTACAGATTGATGATCAATATACTTTTTTAACTATGCGTGTTGCCGCATGGGGAGATAAGGATAAATCATTCCATTTTGGAGCGTGGGGAACGAATATATATGACAAGACAGAGGAACGCAGTGATACCTAATGGTATGCTGGGTTCTTTTTTATATTTTAAAAAGGAGGAGAATATTCATGGCAAATAATTTATTCTCAAAGCAGATGGCTAACCGTGAGGTTGCTGACTTGATTTTCCAGGAGTATAAAACAAAAAACCCATTTCTTTATGTAGACTACGCTAATACATCTAGCCAGGAACTTACAGGCGAGACTGTATATGCATATGGTGGAAAAGGACATCCGAAGAAAGTGTCTTTCTCTGGCGATAGAGGTGGTACGCTTACTATTGAGACACAAATTCAGACGCCGAAACTGTGGGAAATGATGTCTGGTGGTACAGGAAGTGATACTGCTAATGTTATGAAAAGAGTGAACGCAACAATTGGAGCATCTCACCAGATTAGCCTTAATACAGAGGATACTCTGACAAAGGGACAGGTATGGGTATATGATGCTGCTGATATAAATCTGGAAACAGAGTTTGAAGTTTCTTCTGTATCATCTAAACAGATCACTCTTGCTTCAGGGGACGAGGATACAGCTGTTGTTGTATTCTACACAACTAAGAAAACTAATGTGTACAATATCAATATTAAGTCTACAAGTTTCCCAAGAGCCTTCACGGTTTACGGAGATACATATATGAAAACGACAGATGACGACATTCTTCCTTATCTGTTCAAGGCATATAAAGCTGTTCCACAGCCTACAATGTCTCTTGCATTTTCTAATAATGGAGATCCTGCAACAGTTACAATTACATGCGACCTCCTGGTTGACGATGATGGAAATCTGCTCGATCTGACACTGCTTCCGGAGGAAGTTGAGGGGGAATAATTCCCCCTGATGACCTTGCCTTAGTCGGCAGGGGGAAAGTTGGTAAGGCAAAAGTTGGAAAACGGATATAAGGAGGTGTCGTGATGGCTTACACAAAGAAAACTTGGCAAGATAACGAAACGATTACAAAAGAAGCATTAAATAATATGGAAACAGGCATCGAGACACTGGATAAGGCGATGCCAACGGCTCCGGGTAATGCTACTACTGCTAAAGCCGGTCTAGTAAAACAGATGGCAAAAGTAGATGATGCTACAACAGAAACAACTACAGATTTAAAAAATAAAATCAATGAATTGATTGCTGCTATGAAAACAGCGGGAATCATGGCAAATAGTTAATCGATTGTGGATTGATACATAGGGTATAAAGATATGCAATCCGCAATATTTTTATGCCCTATTTTTTACGATAATAAAACAAGCGAGGTGATTACTATTAAATTCAAGTCATTTGAAGATGTAAAAGAAGTCTATGGTGAGAAAAACTTAATTAAAATCTGTAATCTGAAACAGATTATCACCTATGCCAAATTAAATGTACAACCTGTTTGGATTGATGAAGGATATAAGGGAAAACTGATCGGGTATTATTTTGCCCCTGAAACTAAAAAAGCGTGGGAATATTGGAAAGCTTCTACTCCTCCATCCAACCATTAAGGAGTAGATAGTTTATGGAAGAAATAAAAATTGTAATTGATCAGGATACTCTTGATCGATATGATAAGTTCTATTTTCGCTGTCATCCAAAAGCGAAGAAACTACCAATTGAAAGGCCGAGACATCCATCTATTAACGAATGGTTTATATTGCCAAGACCACAAATGAATGCCCTTAAACAAAAATGGAAAGATTTTGGTTGCTGGCTTATTCAGGATCTCGGGTATGAAAATAAGAAATTAGAACATTTTACGGTTACGATAATAGTATATTTTGAAAATAGGATTCGTCGAGATGTAGATAATCAAGTTCCGAAGTTTTTATTGGATGCATTTACAGTATCTGGTTTTATTGTAGACGATGACATGAAGCACCTCAAAAGTCTAACTCTTTCTGCCGAGTATGACCCAGAGCACCCTCGGACAGAAATTATTGTGACTCTATTATAATGGGAAGTGATTCATTGTATTCATTCGAAATTAGCAATGAGATGCAAAAACATAACTACTCTCTTCCATCATCTTTATATATTCATATTTGTCATACCTCTACACAGTTGCAGGGAATTCGGTATAATGCATGGGATCAAACGTATGAGATGTGGGATGGGGAAAATAATTATTGGAAATTTAAGGTTTATTATTCGCATGATTGATGAGAGCAGTTCCCACAGTAGATGTGTTTCAAAACGAGAGTCTGATCCACAGCTACAGGAATGAACGATGCTTTACGCTATTTTTTAGGCAAAGAACGCCAGTGCGCACATACAGATTCGATATGGCCGAATCTGATTCTTGTGTATGCACGTACGTACACACATTTATATTTTTGACTAAACATGAGATTTCACCAGATCTTTCTCTCAGAATTATGAGATAAGAACTGCTCTCATCAAAATATCATATCAAATTATTGGAGGATTGTATATATGAAAATTGAAAATTTGAAAGTTAAAGAAAATATCTCTTTTGATGATAAAGTAATGGCCATTGATTATATCGTGAATCGTCAGTTTGAATTTGACGAAGACGGGTTTGTAAGTGCTTATTGTCCATATTACATAGAACCAGCACAAGTCGAGGCTATCGTTACATTCTTCATGGAAGGAATCTATTTTGAAGATGGGGAAGTGATCTATGATGCCGTCATTCAGAATAAAGAGGTAAACGAAACGGTTTGCAGTTTCTTTGTGCAGTCTAAGCGGAAAACTGTATTGACTTACCCTCAACAGGTAATGCGATTTGTAATGGAGTGCGTTGCTGAAAAACTGTCATTTATGAAACAACTATATTTAAATAGAATTTTAACTAGACGTGATTCTCTCGGAGAATTTTTAGATCATCTTTCCAAAAAAATTGATGAATTAGACATATCAAAATTTAATGGCATTGACATGGATGTCATGAATCATTTCATGCAGACTGTATCTGATACCAATGGTGATGTGGAGAAAATCGCCAAAGCATATGTGCGAGAACTTCGCAAAGATGGATCAAATCCTCATTCATCGGAGTCGAATGTGGTTCCAATTCGTAAAGACGCAGAATAAGGAAGTGGTTTGAATGTCCAAAATGGTGAATAGTTTTGCTGAATTGGAATCAGCTATCAGCAGAGATCTTGCAAGTGCCATGACCGGCGCACGTAATGAAGTAAAAGAAAAACTGGAAGATAATGTCATGGATTACTATAGTCAGGGATCTCCAAAAATATATAAAAGAACCGGAACATTGCTGACATCGCCAGAGACAACTCCCGTTTCCGGTGGTGGGAAAGAATGGAAATTTACGGCTTATATGGATGAATCAATCAGTTACTCAACAGGTACATATAGCGGAGATGAAGTAATTGACGTAACAGAAAAAGGTGTTTCCGGGGTTCTTGGTAAGTCCGGGTATTTCCACCGGACGGAGGATGAAATTCCGGACATTGTAGACAAACATATGTCGAAATATTTTGATCGTGCATAGCTCTGTATTTATTTTATTTTGTCTGCCACTATGGTATACTTTAAATATCAATTCATAGGAGGTGTACCAAATGGCACGAAAAAAGAAACTTGTGACAGAAGATCCAAGCTCACAGATTGAACAGTTGAAAATTGAGATCGAAAATCTAACTCAAGAATTGAAGGCTAAAAAAACAGAGTTGAAGCAATTGGAGAAAGATAAAATAGCGTATGATTCATATCAGGAATATTTAAAACAGGAAAAACAGAAAGAAGAAATTGTTCAGTTGGTAGTGGAATCCGGCAAAAGTTTAGATGAAATCCGGGAACTGTTATCTCAAAACTAAACATTTGATAATAATTTAGGATCTAACCGAATGGTTAGATCTTTTTTTATGCTCCTTTCTAGGGAGCTTTCAATAGAAAGGGGTGATTATTTTTTGAGTAATTATGAAGTAAAAGTCAAAGCGAATTTAGATACAAGTGAAGCACAACAAAAATTAAAAGCATTACAAAACGGCAACCATACTATCAAGGTTAAAACAGAAATCGATTCTTCTAAAGTAGATGATTTATTGAAAAAATTCAAAGGAACTCAAACAACCAAATTCAAATTCGATGCTGATACTTCCGGCATGGAAAAGTTCACATCTAGTTTGAATAAAATGAAAAAATACGTCAGTTCGTATAAGTTAGATGTGGACGTTTCTAAAGCAAATGCTTCGATACAAAAATTTTCCGGACAAACCACAAAAACTCTTGAAAAAGCCCGTACTCTTCTTGACCAAATCAATAAAGACTTTACTGATGTGAAGTTTGCTCCAAATAATGATGTCTTATCAGACAGCTATAAAAAGCTTCAAACTCACTTATCCCAATATAACAATTTAATGAAGAAAGCCAAAATAGAGTCTGATAACCTTGGCGATTCTATAAAGAAAGCGGCAACGACTTTTAATACTCTTGATGCAATCACAGCAGGTAATAGAACTGAAACCTGGTTAAAAAATAACTCTAAAGCTGCGAAAGAATATGGCGAAACCTTAGAAGAACTTGCGAGAAGACAGAAAGCTGCTACTTCTAAATCAGAGCTTGCAGAGTACACAAAGCAAGTTAATATGCTTAAATCCGAAGCTTCTGCAAGAGGGATGACTGGATTAAGTACTACAGAAGAATTAAAGCGGGCATTTTCTCAAATTAGTCAGTTTGCCGGAATCTATAATATCCTTGAAAATGTCATTGTAGATGGTGGACGTGCAATGGCTCAAGCTGTTTTACAGGTTGACGATGCTATGACTGATTTACAGATGGCCACAGGGGTATCTCAACAACGGGCTGCTGGACTCATGTCCACCTATGCAGATTTAGGGCAAGAGTTAAAAGCGACTATGGTTGATGTTTCTGCTAGTGCAACTGAATGGCTGAAACAGGGAAAATCAATTGAAGAGTCTCAAAAACTTGCAAGAGATTCGATCGTTCTTTCAAAGATCGGGGATCTGTCTTCTGAAGACTCCACGAAAACCATTACTGCTGCTATGAAATCCTATGACATGGCAGAATCAGAAGTAATGAACTTTGTAGATGAAATTTCGGCTATTGACATGGCAAGTGCTACTGATGTTGGTGGTTTGGCTACTGCATTTAACGAGGTGGCTGCCAACGCAAAGCAAGCCGGAGTGAGTACGAAACAGTTATTAAGTTACGCAGCTGTAATTGGTGAAACTACTCAGGAAGGTATGGCATCTGTCGGTACATCGCTGAATGCTATCTTCTCTCGAATGGGTAATATTAAATTAGCACGTTTGAAAGATTACCAAAATAATGGGGAAGATTTAAGTAATGTAGAGACTGTACTTCGTGGTGTTGGTATTCAATTAAGAGATTCACAGAATGAATTCCGAGATTTCGATGACGTACTGGCTGATACGGCTAATCGTTGGGAATCATTTAGTGGAGTACAGCAACGTGCTGTATCACAGGCGTTTGCGGGCACACACCATATGAATGATTTCATGGTCCTCATGCAGAATTGGGAGAATGTTGAGAAATACATTGAAACCGCTGATAATTCATCTGGACAATCAATGCAAAAGTTTGAAGCTTATCAGGAATCTTTGTCTGGTAAACTTGAAGGGTTAAAAGGACAGTTCCAAGAGTTATCAACTGTAACTTTAGATTCTGATTTCTTAAAGGGATTAGTTGATGGAGCTACTGCTGCTTTAAATGTTGTAACCGAATTAGTTGATAAAGTCGGTATATTACCGATGGTGCTTGGCTGTATTGGAACCGCTGCATTCTTCAAGAACCTGGATCGGGGAAAATCCTCCCTGCATTCTTATAGTTTACTATTAAGTGGGTCTATTATTGTGGAGAAAGTTGCATGATGGCGCAACGGACAACACAGTGAGAAGAGGGTTCTAAAATAAATAGAGGAATAAATCGTTGAACTTGCTATTCCGTTATGGTGAAGTGGATGAAATAAAAGTATGGGATTGATACCATATTCCGCAACAACAACGAGCCAACCAGACTGCGTATAAGTCGCATCATATAATCCGCTAGTAGCAATTACGGACTTCGTAATGGCGGGATAAAGGTGCTAAATGTCTGGAAGTGTTGGGAGGGCGCCCTTCCTCTGGGGTTTATTGGTGCCATAATCAATAATCCTTGAATGCACGTCCCAAGGTAAATTTAAAGTATGATAGTAAAATCTATCCGGTGTACTCTTCCATCGTTTTGGCAAGAAGAGAGAAATTATTCGGAGGTAAAGGTAAAATATTGTTTATTTTTTTGTATTTTGGTTGTATAATCTTTAATAGATATTGTATGCAAATGATAAAAACAAAGTATGGAGGCACTAATTATGGAAATCAGTATTTTACATCTATCTGATTTACATATTACAAATAGAAATGGTATCTACTCTGACGTACATAAAAATTTACTTCAAGATATAAAGAAACAATGCCAATATTTAAATCATATTATAATAGTAATAACAGGAGATGTAATCGATAAAGCTAACTATGATGAAACTTTTGAAGTTGCAAAAAAATTTTTTCAAGATCTTTATGAGTATATAGGTGATAAAGTCATAGGGGTTGAAATAGTTCCAGGTAATCATGATAAAAAGCAACATTCTTTTGATAAACATTTTGTCGAAGTGCAAAGGGAACTTTGTGAGATACCAGAGATAGACACTTCAGATTGGGAGTATCATTGTGTTTCATATAAAAAATATTTTGCCTTGGCAAATACGATTAGAAATATTTTTAATAAAAATAGTATGAAAATTGTAGACTCATCGTATGTCGAGGCTATTGATGAACAACAATTTGCAATTATTTTTATTAATTTAGATACTTCTTGGGCATCATATGGGGGGAATGAAGACAAACGCAAGTTACGTATTAATTTGACGCAATTATCGAAACTTCGTGATGCTTATCAAAGCAAACGTCACTCACTATCTAAGCCATGTATTACTATAATGACAGCTCATCATCCTTTAAGTTGGCTCAAAGAAAGTGATGAAACCTTTCTATCTTCTTGGCTATTTAATTCAGAATATTTTAATATTGATTTTTATTTGAGTGGTCATACTCATGATAGACAAATAAAATCATATTTTGATACATATAAATCTTATATAACATTAGTTACTGGAATTGGATGGGAAAATAAAAGAGCAGACGAAAGTAACGAATTTCACAGGTATTCTATATATCATTTAAATCTTAGAACTAATTCTTGTGAAATCTTAATTCGTAAAACATGTACTGATGGGAATTTCGATTATGATAATGACGTTCTCTTAACTGACTTAGAAAAGAAAGATAAACGAATTTATCTTCCAATTAAACCTTTTAATTGTAGACCAACGTTAAAAATACCTGTATATCGAGATAATTTTTTAAAAAGTGAATACCTATTTATCGATAATACGGTTATTGAAAAAATGAAAACTATTTCAATTTTATTTTACGATATCATGTCCCATATGAAACAATTCCAAGCCATGCATATTCAAGATTTCTTTGTAAAATATGAACTATATAAAAGGACAGAAGGCACCAAAAAGAAAGAGGAAATTTATAAAAATTATTTTTATAGAAATGAGGACAATTCTACTGTCACAAATTTGTTTAACGAAATCGCTAATAAGAAAATTATCTATGAAAACTTTTTATCATATTTACGAGAATTATGTGGAATAATAGTGACGAGTTTTAAAGATGCCTTTCCTGGTATAGATTACATTCGGTTACATATACGCAAAAATTATCGAATTAAGGTGGATGCGAATATGGGGAAAGAAGAAAATGAACTTTATATCACGCTTTGTCAAGCAAATGCTGAACATATTTTACCTTCGATTCGAGATATTAATTATGATAGTATGATTAAGTTAGCGTTTGACAACAACTGTTCCTTTGTCTATTCACATAACAAAGAATACAATCCATTATCAAAATTAAACGAAAAATATGATAACTTTATTACAATGGCTCCGAATAGCGCTATAAACACTTATAGATACAAACGAGAGGGGAAAGAATATTTACGTCCGTATTTAGCTGCTGCGTTATCAATCAAGTGTAATATAGACTCCAACTTATTAGATATATTGAATTACTTGAATATTCAAACATTTATCTTTGGTTTAATCTATGATTACGTTGATTTATTTAAAATTAAGATGGAAGATTTTATAAAGGAGGACATCTCATGAAATATTTAAATTCAAAACATCTAAAAAATCTCGATGATAATACATTGGTATATGTAAATAGGAATGCTCTGAACACAACAATAGCAAAATACGAGATTGATATGGAAGAAGGGGATGCTTTCCAAGAAGAATTAAAAAGTCTATTAGAATTGTGGAACAAGGTATATATTTCAGAACGAAGAAATAAGCGTATAAATTCTTATATTTTGATGAAAACGAAAGATATTAAAAAATACTTTAAAAATTATCAAGATTTACCTAATGGAACGTTTGGATTACAAAACAAATAATTAACTTGGTCGAGAAGGAGAAAAGAGTCCCCTCCTTCTCGCCTTTCACTACCACTTATATCCACAATTTTTACATTGGAATTGGCTACGTGCTGTTTTGCTAAAAAGTCCAAATCCAACTGCTCCTGCTGCTTTTGCAACAGAATGTATTTTTTTTATGTCGGTTGATCCACAAGTAGGACATTTTGGTTGAGGATGAAGTGCTTCCCGTTTTCTTTGTTCTTCTGCCTTTTTTTGGCGAGTACGTTCTATTGCTTGATTTGTTTCTCTTTCTCTTTTCTCTCTTTCTTCAATTCGTTTAGAGTAAAGATTAAAATCAAGCGTATCTTTTACATACTCATTAATGTAATCACGTTCTGCTTTTGAGAAATCATCATTGTATTTTTCTCGTATTACTTTGCGGTAGTCTTTTTTGGGAATATTTGTTTGCTTTAAGACGGCATTACATTTAGGGCAAAAGCATATTTCTGTTTCTCCTCCATATAAAAACCCACATTTAGAACATATACATAAAAGACCAGTTCTTAATTGATTATCTTGTGCGAATCCGTGTTGTCTCATAAAATCCGATATATCATAATTGCAATTCGTACAATGTCCAAGTTTTACATCTACAATTTGATTACAGTTAGGGCATTCCGCTGTAAACATACTGCACCTCCTAAATATCTTTTAAATAAGTATACCATATTGTATCAATAAAGCCAAATTATTGTATGAAAAGTCACTTAAATCAGTTGGTAGTTTATTTGAAGGCGTATCATCTATGTCTGGTGCGAGATTTAAGAATGTGTCTTCATTGGACGATATGTTTGGATGGCAACAAAAATCTTTCGATCTGGCTTTCCAAGTCGGTGCAGATGGTATTAGTGAATACACAATGGAGCAGATTAAAGCGAAATCTGCTGTCATGGGATTAAATGATGAATTAACCGCTCAAGCACTTGCGCTCGCCAGCGATGCTAATTTTACCGCAAAAGCTTCTGCGAAGAAAATAACATATAAAGATGCAGTTGATAAGTATTTAGATGATAACTACGACGCAATTGGGGATGCGATTAAAAATAATAAAAAGCTTAAACAATCTACAATTGATACCCTTGAATCTGCTGCCAAAGAGGGAGCGGAAAAATATAAAGAAACTATCAAGAATATCGTAAATCAAGAGGGCGATTTTTCTCGAATTGCTGATATTTCTGACGATATTGTTGACATTGGTTCTTCTGCCGCTTCTGCTACTTCCGGAGTAACAGGGTTAGGTGCTGCATTCAAAGGTTTAGCCGCAAGTGCGAAATCGTTATTTGTCACTTTAGCTACCAATCCTTTGACATATTTTGCTGCTGCGGCTGTTGGGGCGATTGCTTTTGTTAATCATCAGAGAAAAGCTTTTGACGAAGCGAAAGAACAAGCCCAGGAATCTCAGCAGTCCTATTCCGATGCAGCTTCACAGGTTACTTCTCTGAATTCGCAATTACAAGATACGAATTCACAGATTGAAGCTATTCAATCAAAAGGCACACTATCAATTACGGATCAGGCAGAATTAGAACGACTTCAGCGTCAAAGTACTGAGTTGGAAAGACAACTTGATTTGGCTCAACAATTAGCCGATGCAAAATCAACGCAAGCAGCAGAGGATGCTGTAGATGCATTAGAAAAAACTTCTACCGAAGATTTAGCTACTCCATTAAA